AGCTCATTCATCTCAGATCTGGTCCATGCCCTAGCCCGGCTCATTCTCCAGCCGTAGTTCATTTTCGAGGTAAAATTCGCGGAGTCCTCAATCCAGTTGGCATAGTTCCTCAAGATATCCTGACTGGCCCCTGCAATCCTCGAGGCATCCCGCTCCAGTCTACTGAAAGCTTTCTCCTTTCGCAAAGGCAGCATCGCGTCCCCGATAGCCTCTAGCTGCTCCCCGGTAAACTCCCCAGTATCAGATAGAGTTTCAATAAAGTCCTTCGGGAGAATTAGCTGCGGGCCAACTTTATCCTCAATCTTATTCCAGCGAATGTTATCTTTCCCTACACCAGACTTCTGCAACTTCCTGATCGCTGCGTCCTGCTCCGCGGCAGATTCAAAGTGCCCGAGCCAGACTAGCTCCCTCTTCCCTTCTTCATTCTTATCATAGACCTTGACCACGAAGTTCCCGTAATGTGACTGAGGAACGAATGGCGTCTTCCGCCATTGCCGGGCAAGCTCCCGAATCTCAAAGCTTCTTTTCTGCACCATCAGCTTATTTCGGCCATAGCGCATTTCCACTACAGCAATCGAGGTATTCTCTATTATCTGAATATGCTCCAGTATAGAATTCTTAATTTCAAGTATAAGTTGTGCCAGCTTAGTGCCTTCCGGAGTCGTTCCATCTATCCCCCTATCTTTCAGATATTGTTGAAAGGCTATTCCCGGCTTGTGCTGCCATTTCCCTGTAACCGGGTCTTGTTCCAAGAGCGTCATATGCCCGCCGGAGTGCCACTCATCCAGCAGAACTTTCTCCACTAGTTCCGCATCACGCCTGCTCAAATCCTCCCATTTTTTCGCTATGTCAGTCCCTTTCTTCAGCATATTATTCTTCATAGCCATGAGCTGGTTCTGCAGCATCGTAAAGGACTGGACTCCGGGGTCATCAGCAGTATGAGATATCTGCTGCATTTGCAATAGCACTTGCGCCTTATCCCGAGCGAAGTCTAGAGCCCGCTGCCAAAGCGTAGCTTGTCTACCTTCCCCGATGGAATCAAGAGTCTCTTGTAAGGAAGGGTCAATGTCCAGTTTAGGCTTGCTCTTGTTCAAGTCCTCCAGTTCATAAGCTACATCAAGCAGCTGTCCCCGATTGACCATTTGAATAAGCTCTCTCCGGTAGTTGCTCTTCTCGTCCGGGATAGCAGCTTTCACTAATTCCCTCATCCGAGCTTTCGCTTCAGGATCTTCTGACAAAGCTTCCAGACTATTAATCGCTTCTTCTTGCGACAATTCCTCTTGCGCTTTGACCTCCGAGACAACCTCCTTCACCAGTTCTTCGCTAGTCGCTTTCGGCTTAGGAGCTTTCTCCTTCACAGCTTTTTTCCTTGGAGCCTTCTTCTTCACTTCCTTCACTGCAGTCCTTGCTGCCTTCGCCTCATGCAGGCCATCTACCCATTGCTGGAAGCTTACTCCCGGCTTAATTACTGTTGCTCCCGAGACTCCTTTGGTGGTCTTGAGCATTTTGAAGAACTCTCGCAGGGACTGGAGGGCTTTCGCGAAATAAGTTCCGAGCAATGTACCCTGATCAATTCGGTTAGCGTGCGCGTAACGGGAGAATTGCTCCGCCATGTACTCGTTGAATTGAAGATAATACGCCTCCGCCGCTGTATTTGACTCAGCTTCTGACACATTTGCATTCCTTCCCATTGCGTGGATAAGTGTAAGTGCAGGAACCTGATTTAAGGGAGTGCTGGATAGCTTCGAGTCGCCAGTCCTTTTCCCTTCTCTCCGAAGAACTTCCTTCGCGTGAGAGTACAGACTCCGCTCCTGTTGCTTCATTAGGTCCTTGCCTAATTTCCAAGTTCCGAGCCATTTCTCGACGAGTTGCTCCGCGCTCATTTTCCCAGACAGAACGGCAGCTTTCATTGTCTGGTAGTCGCGGATTACTGCGGCCTCCGCAACAGGCATTTCCAGTAACTGTTGCTCTGTGTACAGCAGGCCATTGTCCAGCGAGGAGATAACATTCTGATGTTGCTGCGGCATACTCTGAGCAAAAGAAGCCATTACTAGCGCATGACCAAACTCATGAGTCAGAGCCCCGAATGTCTGTTGCTGAGTAAAGGAGTTATAACCAGTCCCGGGAAGTCGCCCGAGCATGACTCCGTCCTTCGTAGCATTCTCAGCTCTCTCAGAACGAACCAACTCCCTCGGAGTAATAATGTGGATTCCAGTCTGCGATTGCTGGTAGCCGCCGACAGCTTCTCCTTTCAATCCTCCCAGGTTTAGAACTATCCGCGAGCCCTGTGGCATCCAGCGCTCAGACCACTGCTTGATCGTAGTGCCGAGCGCCTCCGTGTAGGCAGGGGAGAATTGATCCTCGTTCCCGCCGAGCAGTACGACACTGTCTGGAGCTACCCGGGCCTGTGAAAGGGACAATCCTATCTGCTCAGGATTTGAGCTCCAAGCAATAGGGCGCTGGCTAGGAGCCAGTTGGTTAGGGTGACTCTCTCGGGCACGTCTCTCAGCCACTTCGCGAGACATACCGCGGTCCATATCATGCTGTATCTGCGTCTCAATTTCATTAGCGAAGTCCTCGGGCTGCTTATAGACGGGATCAGTTAATATACTGTCAAGGTCAAGTATATCCGCCTGAGCTACTGGATCAGCCGGGATTGCGTCAGTCCCCGTAGCTCTATTCTTCTCAATCTGCGCGGCGAGCTTTTCCTCTTCCTCGGTAAGAGGTTTGTCGGGAATGTGCTGATGCGGCAGTTCTGTTTCCGCAGCTACTATATCCTCCACCGGGACTCCTGCAGCAGCTTGCGTCAGACTGGTTTGCAGATCAGTCATCGCGTCAGCTTTAAATTGCTCTAGGTCTGCTTGTCTTTTTGCCTCTTTTCTCGACGCGAAAGAATCTTGTATCTTTTGCTGGCTTCCAGCAATAGCAACTGTACCTCCAGCTGCGAAAGGCGTGGTAAGTGCTGTATCAACCACATCGGACCCAAGCTCTGATAGGAACTCAGGAATAGGCTTATCAGGGTGAGCATATACTTGATCTGAAGTCTTTTGTAAAATTGTTGTAGGAATTTCTGTCAGTTCTTCTCGAGCTATAAACTTCCCGGCGGTTTTCGCCAGCGTATCTTTGCCCAAGTCCTTGAGCAAGCCGACTGTGGGGATAGCTTCAAGTACTCCCTCCACGCCAGCTTTAATATTCGCATTCTTCGTGGCATTTTCCAGTGAGACAGGTATATCCCCCATAGGGTTAGGAGTCCTGTCCTCAGCAAAGCTTTGCCCCTTAGTCATTCCCATCGCAGGGACGAGTGCTGCCTCCGGCCGTCTCGTAGCCACAGCTGTCACCAATCCGGGAAGATTTTGAGCTATCGACTGTGTCGCTCCGGTGGCAATCTTCAGGGGCAAGGAAGGATTCTCGGGAGTGACAGCTTTAAGCGCAGCTTTATTGTCCTGCAGCTCCTTTTGTGTCTGAGCTATCTCCTCGGGACTGGCTTTAGCGAAGAGAGGATTAACTGGAAGGTTCCCGATAGGAGCACTCATCACTGGGTCAGGATTCTCTTGCCGAAAAAGCTTCAGTCCGAGTAGCCCCCTTTGCACGCTTGGTCCAATGCTTTTACCTATGCTACTTACCCCTTCCGATGAAAGCAGATTTGTTTTCGGAGCTTGCTCACTATCCCCGAAAGGATTCCCGGATTGCTCCGAGTCCCCAAAGGGATTAGCACTTTGCTCTACATCACCGAAAGGGTTAGCCATTTAGTTCTTCCTTATATAAGTCTTTCCGTCAGGTCCTTGGTAAGCTTCCCCGACCTTGGCCGAGTTCCGAGCCTGAGCCCAAGCGTCTTTCCCCGGCTCTTGTTCAGTCCCTTGTCCGCCGCCATTAGCTACTTCCTGCATAACAGCCATAGCCGCATTGTACTCCGGGCTACCGGGATCAGCGTTATTCAGGACATTCTGAGCAGCTTGAACTCGTACAGAATTCTGACTCTTCACTCCACGACTCAACAACATCTGAGCAATCCGCTGGTTATAAGCTTCCGGCGCTTCCCCTTCCATCTGTGGATTAGCTGTCCTCATTAGCCTTTCATCCTGAGCAATTTCCGCTTCTTTTGCCCCACCAACAGTATTCTTCTTGTCCCTGAAATATTTCCCGTGGTCAGCTTTATACTGTCTATCTGAGGCACTACTTGCTAGCTGGTCATCCAACAGGGTCTGCTGATTATCCACAGTGAACTGATCCTGCGCGTTCTTCAGTTCCTTACCCCTAGTCACTAGAGGCCTATCTTCCCGAGCAAACTGCTGGTCCTGCTGGAGTCCTTGAGTCTGTGCCTGAGCCTGCCCCGTTTGCGCTTGAGTCTGCTCAATATTAGCCTCATTCAACAATCGTTGTTGTTCTAGCTTCTGTTGCTCCATCTGCTGCTGAGCCTGATTACTACTCATAAAGCTATGCGCGAGAGTTCCCAGTTGCAATGCTCGACCAATTCCTCCAGCCATTGTCTCGCCCATATCCGGACCTCGCATCATTTGCGCTGCAGTCATAAAGGCAGCTGTTCGGAGCGCGGGATCGTTCCTTATTCCATCGATAAAGCCCATCCACCCGGTCTTTCTCTGCTCCATTTCCTGCGGAGTAGTCGGAGGAGTTTGCGCCTGTGGCTGTTGAGGCTGGAGAGTCTGCTGGAATGCACCAGCCTGCTGAAAATTGACTGGTCGCCCTCCTCCCATAATATCTGCAAATCCAGGCATATTAACCTCCTAGCAATTGAGCCAGTGAAGGCCGCTGAGCATTGACCTGCGGGAGGCCCATTTGCGCAGTCTGTACCTGCCCCGGACGAGGTCCAAGACTAGCCCCCGGGAAGTGCAAGGGCTGCGGCTGACTCATTTGCGCCAGTATCCCGGCCTGATTAGCATTGAGTCCTATAGGCATTCCCGGAGCAGCTGAAGCAGGAGCAGCCGCACTCGGCATAGCCATCATAGGATTTTGTATCCCTTGAGGTACCGCTCCCACGTTCGGATCTAGTATTCCCGCGAAAGCTCCAGGCGCAAGTGTCCCCGGATTGTTCGGACCAATGACTGGAGGAGGAGCCTTCATAGCTGCCATTGAAGCTAGGTTCCCAACTTGCTCAGGGTTCGCACTAAGTAATTTCAGCAACATACTTGGATCAAACATTTCTATCTCCTTAGAACAATCCCATTAAGACACCGAGTCCACCGCCTACAGCCATTCCGAGAGGACCAAGCGGTGCTCCCATCATAGCCCCGGATAGGCCTCCTCCAATAGCGCTCATAGCCTTACCACCTCCTCCCTGATTCACATTGTTCGTAGCGGTAGTGCTTGGCGCGGCTATTCCATTTACCAGATTGGCATAATTCTGCACCGGGATAAAGGAGCGATTTAAATCAAACTCCCTCCCTGCGGCATTGTAGTTCTCCAGCATCTGAGCAAAGCCTTCGTTCTGCGCACCGATAGCTGAAAGCATATTCGCTGGCATAAGGCCCGCTTGAAGTGCGCTCGGGGCCAAACCCAAAGTCCTCGCGAAAGTATCTTGTCCCTTGTTAAAGGCGTCAGATGACATTCTCGTAGATACGTCCCCGATATCTGTAGTCAGCCGACTAGTCGCAATACCTTCCGCTATCCCTTGCCGGGTTCCTCCGAACTGCCCATTAGCAATAGAGCTACTCCTGATCTGCGAAAGTGCCCCGCCGGGATCACTGAAATTCCTGACCATGGGGCGAATAGCTGCGTCAATAGCTCCAGCCAGATGCGGATTGCTATTAACATCCATAGCCCCTGTCAGCCCGTAGTTAACAGCGCTAGCTATATTATCCGCTGTGCCTTGCCCTGCTCCGGTCGCAAAATTCCTGACCATATTCTGCGCAGCGATAGTATCAGCTGATGGACCTATCGGCTTCGCGGCAGGATTTCCGGCATTTTGGAAAGCAGTATTCTGTTGATCGAAAGCTGATTGTCCTGCCTGAAATAGCTGATTTCTCGCGGCGGTCTCTTCAGGGCTAAAGACCTGCTGCGTAGTCGTCGAGGTAGACTTAGGGGTTTTGCTGCTGCTCATAGTCGCATCCCACTGGTTTAATTGTCAATACTTCGTAAAGTGTCTTGAGTCCACGCTTTCTCAGCAATCTTGCCATAGACGGACGGCAGCAGACCTCTGCCTCATCTATTCCATTCCCGATCATCCACTGACTCATCCACGGCCAGAATTCCCAGCCGTATTCCATTTCCCCTGCGGCAGCCATTACCACTACAACCTTCCTATTTGTCTGCTGAAGTATCTCCGTAACCCAGACGAATTTTGTCAGATGCCCTTTACGAACTACCCAAGCCTGTTGATCTCCTCGTCGGATAGCTTTCCAGACATCCATCGGGGAGAACTCATTATGAGCGTATTGAGCCGCGTCAGCGACAAGAGGCAGTATCTCCGCCCAAATTTTTAAGGAGATGTTTTGTGTGTACTGCGTGCAGGTTACAGTTTCGTCCATGCTCCACCATAGTAAGCGTATATTCCTTTTCCTGCTCCTGGATTCCAGTTAGTTCCATCAGCCCCGTAAATCATCCCTTCTCGAGGTTTCTCGGGAGCAACATTTCGGAACTCGATATACTTCGCTACGACATACTGAAGTAAATCAGCTATCTTATTTAGTTCCTCATTTAGGTACTTAGGAATATCCTCGGGATCGTTCGGAACTGGACTTGGTACATAGTCCATCAGTAATCTCCTATCTTCTTCACGTCCAGACTATAGCCCTGAAGCTTCCACGCGATAGAGGTAGTAGAGCGGAATTCCACTGCAAGCATTCTCCCGGAAATAGTCGTGTTAAGTTCCCTCGTCGAGCCTATGACATAATTCTGCCAGTCTCCCCACGTGGGTTCCTCGTCCAAGTACATCTGACCTCCTACTCGAACTTGAACAATCCCGCCAATAGTTCCAGTTATCTGTGGAATGATGTTGGAGCAGAATTTAACCGACGAAAGGTCCGGGGGAGCATTTTCCTTAAAAGGAATTCCTAGTCCAGTCCTTTTTAGAAAGGTAGTAAAGGGAGTTCCGTTAGCATCTGTAGTGTCTGGAATGAAGCCGTAGAGATAGCTACCTCCGGGGGCCGAGGCTACGAGTCGGGTCTGTGCCGGGTTAGCTACTGTCTGTCCCCAGGAGGAAGCATCGCTATCCCAAGTGTCTAGGGCTGCGTCCCAGTTATCTGAGCCAGCTGACTCATCAGCTATCCCGAGGCCTATACTAGTTACCTGCGGGAGATCCTTGAAGCCAATCGTATTCTTCTTCCAGTTCCAGATAACAGCCTTATTGCAGTAAGTATTGCCAGTCTCAGGATAACATAGCCAGACATCGGTATTAGCCGCGTCCATAGCTACGAAACTGTTCTGGGCATTATCTGCGTCTAAGTTATCGTAAACAGCCCGGCGGGTCTTCTCTCGTAAAATGGAGATTGGAGTCTGCCCATCGTGAACAAAGATATCATCCCTGCCAAATACAAGATGCTGACCTGTCTGAAACTCCACCGCACAATCCTTCGCGAGGATACCTATATTTCTGAATATATTAAAGAAGCGGAATATACTATTCCCTCCAACATAAGACATTCCCCAGACACTATCATCCTTGTAAACTATATTAATGTCTCGCATAGGGACGCAGTCTATCAGAATTCCCTCAGTCTCGGAAAGCGGGTACTCTCCTGCATCTTTCGTCGGGTCAGTATAGTCCCAAGAGTCAGGGTAAGTGCTTGGCTCAGCCGGGTGACTCCACTTGACTAATCTAGCATCCCTTCCGGAAGCTTTCGTTATATCTAGCGCAATCATAAAGTTCTTAAACGTGCGAATGACTGCGGCTGTAGTGCTCGCGGGCCAGTTCGGGAGGTCTACTAGCTTTGTAGTATTCGCGGCTGGACTCCAGACTTGTGGAACGTCTATTCCATTGTTCAGAAAAAGGAGTCCGTTCATAACTCCTCCCTGCCAGTTTAGCTTTCCGGCTGAAGCATAAGGCCCGAAGGCTCGAGTTATATCATGATGTCCTGAGTCAAAGCAATATACTGCTGTTTCTCCAGCATATACCCAGAAAGCATTCCCGGTAACTGGCCGGACAGACGCAAGGAAATAAGGAGGGATGGAAGCTCCTCCATATAGATTTCTATACCCTTGCACCTTTTCCGCGTAGCCCTCCATAAAGTGAACATTAGCGGCTGCGCTCCAAGCTGTTGGGGGAAGCTCATGAGGACGCAGATCACTGATAACACCGAACTGACCGGCGGGAGCAAAGGTAACTATAGGCATTATCTTTGGGCTGATTTCTCAGCCATCTCGTTCCATTCTTTTACGCAAGCCCGTAGGTCAATTATCGCTTTATCTCGGGACTTTGCAAGTCGCTCAAGAACTCCTGCTTCAATTCGTTCCAGACCTGTATTGAGTCCGGCTCTTGTTGCGCTGCTGCAGTCAACTCCTTTGAGGGCTTCGGTAAGGGAACGCACTCTATTGCTACTGGTACTGGCGTCCCGGCGCAGCCTATTATATTCAGTATAAGCAGCATCAAGGCTATTGTGGTAAGCTTCACGTTCTTTCTCCAATGCAGCAGCTACTTTTAAATAAGCTGATTTAAGTTTATCTGCTTTAGCTTGCGCTTCGAGTCCTTCGGATTTAGTCTGAGCTACGAAAGCCTTGTGCTTGGCATCCAGGAGATTGAACCTTGCTTCTTGCACTCGATGGGAAACACTCACCCCGAGTAAGCATATAAGCAGAATCCCTATAATATAGGCTGGAATATTAGGCAAGGAATAGCTCCATTTCAAGTTTTCTACGAGCAGTCAATCCTCCGAGAACTTCTCCCTTCTGCTGATTCCATCGGGAGAACTGTTTTGCGGCTGCTTCATATTTGCCTTGGTTAAGAAGCTTCAGCAAAGTAGAGCTACGGAAAGCACTCCCACCGACATTGAAGACAAAGCATACGAGCGCATCAAATTGCTCTTGTGTTAAAGGAACTTCGACAGAATCCAGCACTGCATCTTCGGCCCATTTTACATCTTGTACTAAGAAAAAATGAGCGTCAGCCTCTGTAATAAAGTCTCCTTGTTTTACTCCTTTCGTATGCCCGTAGCCAATTGTCCAGACATCATTTTTCGTAGGAAGATAAGCTTGTAACTTTACCCCCTCCACTTTCTTAATAAGCTCAAGCCCTTTCTTACTGGTTTTCATAGTTCACCGGGGAATCATACAAGCCAACGAAAATTTTATAGATACGAAGTAGCTGCAATAAAGCAATCGCCCAGATAACTGTACGACTGACAGGGTTGAAGTCCACGTAGCCGGTGAGGAACTGCATGAAGCCTATCCCCGCGGCTAGCGCAAGAGCTATCAAGACAACGGTCTCCAGAAAGCACAATTTCACTTTCGACACGAGTAAATAGTAAGATGTTCCGCACACTATCAATAGTGCTAGACAAGTCAAGAGAGTCACTTTTCTCCTCCAAGAAATCGTGAAATAACTGACTTCCAAAGTTTGGTATCCTTGATCAGTGAATTGGCTGAGGAAATTGCACTCATCCCGAACACCCCCAAAGCTGCGGCAATTCCCAGTTCGTAGGTAGCAGCCGCCTCGAAATACTGCGCCAAGGGCTGTGTCCCATAGTTTGCTAGGAATATGCTGCTGACTACAACTGACGCCTTTCCTCGCAGGGTTAGGACCTCATAATGCTGGAGCGAGATAAGTCCTCCAACTGCTCCCGCAATAAGGATGGAAAATTTCTTTATTCCGAGAGCAGCCAGTAGACTACCTAACATGATGGCTTAGCAGGTTACGAGGTAGAATGCTACGAGGAAACCAACAGCTCCGCCTACGATCAGCGCGGTAACTTTGCTATCTACAACTTTCTGCAGGATGCCGTCAGTTTTCGCTTCGGCTTCTTCGTAATGCGCCTCCGCAACCGCGACAGTCTCCTTTACTTCTTCTACTACCTCCTTCAACTTCTCTTTGGCTCGTGCCATTTTGAGCTCCTTTAAAATTAACTACGGGGAAATTTCAACAACTTTCTATGTGACTGTCAAGTTATCAGGTACCAAGCTACTATGAAAAATGAGGTTGCTATAAAGTAAATAAGTAAATCAAATCTGCCCACAGCACGCCACTCCCAGTTGTGTTGCTCCAGCTCCCGGAGAAAGGCTACGACCATTACAAGAAGGCCAGCGACTAGTGGCGGGACTGGAAAGATGAAAGAAAGAAACAGGCAAAGCGCATGAGCCGAATGCCCGAGCTGATCCCGGAGTTCCTTAGTCAGCGCTTTCGAGGGCTGGAGGTTTTCCAATAGGTAACTCCTTGAAATGTGGTTTGTTAATCTGAATCTTCATAGCCATCATAGCGACTTCATTCTGCTTTACTACTTCATTGCGGAAGGATTCGATAGCTGCTGCCCCCTGCCGGACTTCATTCGAGTTGTTGATCAGGAGGATAGGAGTCCACGCGATAGCGCACCGCCATTCGTCTATATCCAGCCCGGTGTTAGGCTCAAATCCTCGCACCTTAATGTACCAAGGACAGCGGACGATAACCTGCTCCCCGCCATCCACTTTTACTTCTTCACACTTCGCTCCGAGCGGGCAATCCCCTTCCCTTACCTTCATTTTAATCCCTTGTACAAATAATTAAGTCGATATACTGGACAGCTAGATTTATTGAGTTGCCAGTAAAAGTGTGAGTATGGCCGGCTCCAGACCCTGTCGTATCTGTATCTGTTCCCAAAGCGTTCAGAGGGCCATCACCATCCGCTGCCCAAACACTGCCAGTAGCATCAGAGGTCCCTGTCTTTAAATGGTGCGAGTGCGGGGGAAGTTCAGCTACAGTTAGGCTGTGATAGCCTACGCTTCCCGTAATGCTCTGCGTATTGAAAGCAGTAGTAAATGGCTGCGAGCCGCCCGAACCTCCACCTGTACCAGAGACAACACGAAGAGCCTTATTGTTGTGCGCGGTTACTTTAGTCCAATACGTTGGAGCAGATGCCTGATAAAAGAGCATCGGCGTGCCCCCAGGTATAGATGCCTTTCCACTATTCAAAACGTTTAACTGCGTCTGAATTCCGGAGGTTACTCCTACCAAATAATTTAACTCAGTCGGGGTAGGATTAACAGCCTCTGTAATATTCGGGAAGGTAGCCTGAAGAACTGCTTTCAACAGGCGAATATGATCATCTCCCTCGGAGCGGGGATCAGTTGCTAGTGGATTTGTAGCTACTAGATCATCAATATAAGTTGCTGACTCAATTGCCATTAGTCCTCTCCCATTCCATAGGTTCTATTAGAGTGCCTACGTGCTTCGTGCTTTGTGTACAGTCTCTGCCTAGCAACACTCGCATCCTTCTCGAATTGCGCCTGAAGATCGGTGTTAAAAATGTGCCCGGCCATTATGAGACCAGTCTCGGCTATGAGCAAATCCCCAGCATGCTTCAGCCACTTGTTCTCGATATTATCTGAAGCAAGGGAATCGTCCTTTGCGTAATACCGCATCTTGATAGTGTAGGAATCATCGGGGACTGGGAACAGGGCAAAATAGTCTCCCAAAAGGGCATATTGCTTGGGAAGGCCAGTAGCGGGATATTTTACCCGAAGATAGTCGTAGTCATTCTTTCGCAGCTCAGTCCAGGGAGTAGCAGAGTCCTCGTCATAAAGCCAGAGAGCTTGATCTTCTACTTCCCCAAGAAAATCATCCGGGAGGAGTATTCTCTCTTCTCCAGCAATAGTAGTTATCGTAGCTAGCTCTGTCTCAAGAAACCACGGAAGAAAGGCTCCAGTACCCTCAAGTTTATATTCCTGGGCATAAACCATCTCGAGGAGAATCCTTGCGTCCAGATCTGTCCGGTTACCCAGCCGATATTTAAGTAGAGCTATTGCTTCATCACGAGTCATAATAATCTCTTATTCTAAAGAATCTTGATAAGTCCACGAGGAGGAGATACTACTGTCTTTAGTCCAAGAACCGACTGCCGAGCTGCCGAGTGCCCATCGGGGAACAACAAGGCCACTTGCGGTCACTATGTCATCATCCTCAAGAATTGCCCCGACAGCATACAACAGGATAGTTCCAGTTGCAGCTACCGTATCATCTTCCTCAGTAAATTGCCCGATGCCAATTACAGGTGTATCGCCGCTGACCCCCGA